GTTAACTTATATGTTTTACCACTTGTAGTATTAAAATCAAATTTTGGTCTTAATGTACTTCCAGTTGTTCCATCACTTGTTGAACTATAAGAATTACCACTAATCTGGGTAATAGAGCCACCCCCTACATTAGATATTGTAGCTATTGAAGGCACTAATTCGCTACCCTCTTGAGAAAAACTGCCATTGCTAACCTCTTCTGTACCTATCTGTGAAAAGTTACCATTTGAAACTAACTCTGAACTGATTATCTGTACATTCTCAACTAAACCTTGTGCATTAACTCTAGTTGCAGCAGAATTTCTTTGAAAGTCAAAATCTCCATTTCCACTCTCTGGCTTTATACTTAACATACTTCCATTGTCGTATGCAGTTGGTGTAAGTAATATTGATGCTTTATCTAATAAATTATCTGCCATCCTATTCTATATTTTCAATTGTGGTTAATGTTGCAGTTGTACAAGTTACATTCTCGTAATAAGATGCCCTTGCTTGTAAAGTAGTTAATAAACTAGGTATTGCACTTGGGTATGCAAAATCATAATAAATACCACCCCAGCCATTCTGAACTGGATTACCCCACCAACTAACTGGATATATTTCGTTTGCCATTATCTTTTTCTTTTTTTGTTAAATACTTTTTTAACTTAACAACATTTGTATTTTTTGGTTTGTACATCACTTTGATCATAGCACCCAGTTTGATGAATTTACATCTTTATCTGGATATACATCAGAATCTGTATTACTTGTATATTCTGGAAATAAAGTACTATTAAAACAAATGTAGTCTACAAATCTTCTTGTGTAATACTCTGCAAAATCTCTTTGTTTTTGTACTAAAAAATCAACTTCATCTTTTGTTGCACTTTCAGAATTTTCTGATGTGTGTTTAAATACTCCACCATTCTTTACTTGATATGCTGCAAATGGTAAATAATCAACCATAGCATAATGTATCAACATTGGTTGTATGTAATCTGTAACTAAAGATAAATAATTACCAGTTAAAGTATCTGCAATTATATCTGCTGATATTTTATTATACAACTTACTTCCTAAATAGTTTTGTATGTGTATCTCTTGTGCAATCTTAACAAATTGTATAAATTTATCTGTATCAACGTTACCATCAACAATACTATTCTTTACTAAATCTGTTCTACTTATGAATAATGCAGTTGCCATTTATTATCTCTTTTTATTTACAAATCCGTTATTTGGCATATCCGTTGGTCTTTTTGCAACTTCTTTAGCATTTACCTCTGGTTTAAAACCCTCTTTTTTAGCTTTATTTACACTTACTTCTGCATTTGGATTACCAACATCTGGTTTTGTTTTAGCAGTTTTTGCTTTGTAAGTCTTTCTCATCCAAAAATGATGACAATCTCCACCACCTTTATACAACCATATATCATAAGTATCAGCACCATTTAATCCCCAACCAGCATTAACTGCTCTTTGACTCATTTGCTGAATATCTTCTTTTCTGTATATCTTTTTTGCTGCAACCATTTTTGAACAAAACTCTCTACTATTATTACTTGTTCTTAAAGGTGCATATTGATATCTAACTTTGAACTGTACTCCTTCTTCATTTTCTCCATCTTGTTCACTTTTTGCATTTGGTCTAGCAGTTCCAGTTGTTGCTAAATTCCAAACTTTTGACAATACAGATAATTTAGGATTGTTTAATTTATTTAACTCTTCGTCTAATTCATCTTCTTGATCATAATCAACTTTTCTTTCATCAATCAATTCCCAGTTTTCTAAATCTTCATCTTCTCCAAATTCTTCTAAATCAGAAAATACCTTTGACATTTTAACACCAGTTTCTTCTTCTCTTGTTTCTTCGTCTTTTACATTATCTAAATCCAAGAATTGTAATGGTTGTAACGTCTTAAAGTATAGATTTAAGGCAATATTATTAAAAGAAAGTATTTTATCAAACGCATCAGTTAAAAGTTCTTGAAAAGGCACTATAACTGTGTTATGCATTAATATAGATGCAGTTTGTAACTCATCTGCATTATTACCAAGCCCACTTGAATCTTTTATACCTAATAACATAGGAGATACAATTCTATGTGATACCATTATCTTCTTTTGTGATTCGTCACTTAAAAATTGGTATTGGTTATGTGCATCACTTAATTGTACTGGTGTAATATCAGCTTGTGATTCTTTGTCATCGTTAAAAGCAAGTATAAATTTACCAGCATTTGAACTACCTTGAAATTTAGCTTGTATCTTACTTTCTATTAATGATTGTTTTTCTTCATCTGGTACTCCGTTGTTAAAGTTGATTAACATTGATGGAGCAAGACCATTCATTATATTGTTTAAATGATAGTTAGATATTTCTTCTTCTAACTCTGCATATTGTAAACCACCTTGATAATCTGGTGTACTATAATAATACATACCAGCAACATAAGGTTTAACATATAATATCTCAATTGGTTGAGGTGTACTTGAAACACCAAAAGCTGGTATTCTTAATGGTTTATCACTTGGCTTTATATTTGCCCAATCTGGATGATAGTAATATGCTTGTACTTGTTTATCTCCTTCTCCACATTTCTCTGCTCTTAAAGTTTCTATTGGCAAGTGTTCTATTTTAGCAATAGATTGTTTATCTTTTGAATAAATTACTTGTATTGCACATTGTCCAGTTAGTTTTAGATCATATGATAATTGTCTAACAACATCTTTTTTAAATAAAGATATCATTCTTGCATAACTCTCTGGTTTCTTTGCACTATCAGTTGCATCTAAACCTTTTCCATATATCATTTGAGATATACCATTTACACAAGCATTATTTGTAGCACTTCCGTTAAATCTGTCTATTAGAAACTGAAAGTAATTATTGTCTGCTCCAAATTCAACCCATTCTTTTGATTTAGATTCTACAATTTGTGGAGATGTGTAAGTAGATAAATTTACAAAACTAACTTTAGAATTGTTTTTCTTTGCCACTTTTGGCTTTCTGTATTTATTTATGTGTTTACTCATAATATTATAAAGTCATTGTTACCACTCTTTTCTTTGTACACATCTTTATTTACTGTATAGTGTTCGTTATTAGATTGGTTTGTTGATTGTGCAGTACAAAATATTTTATCTCTGTAAATAATATCTGCTTCTGTTACAGAGCCTTGACCATTATAAACTTTTAAATCATAAAATCTACCTTCAACCAATGTAAATACGTTTGTTAGTTCAACATAGTTTTTATTAATTATAGCAGATGGTAAAATTATTGTTTCATCATTTGTACTATCATCCCTTAATTTTATTGTAACACTTGTTGAATATACTCTTGGTATAATCTTTATTGTTTGTGCGTTTGTTGTAGGTAACAAATGTTTCATATATATATAATACTAAAAGTTTGTATTTTTATTTATTACACATAAAAAAAAAGGTAATCAATTAAGACTACCTTTCTTTAAAAACAAATTATGAAAAAAACTATGCGTTAGGGTCTATTTGTGCTGAACTTTCGTTATCAGTAATAACAGTTGATGTTACAAAAAATGCTGGGTCAGTTTCTTGACCTTCTAACGTTAGAGTGAATCCACTTAAATCTCCCATTGCAGCACCAGATACAATTGTACCTCCAGTTACCTCTGCTCCGTGTTCTAAACCTACCATAAAGAAATTACCATTGTAATCTTCTATTGCAACGTGTGGACGTGCAGTAGCTAATAATTTTATTTCTTCTTGTGTAGCTTTATCTAAAACTGGTAAAGTTAAATTTAAAGTTTGTGTGTAAAATGTAGTTCCGTTTTCTCTCGAACTATTAATTGTGGTTTCTAGTGAAGAATTACCTTTGATGTCAAATCTAAAGAAGTCTGGTGTACCAGCAATTGCAGTAATCTCTCCAGATGCTATTGTAGTTGTTCCCAACGTACCATAATCTGCGAAATAAACTGCTTTTAAGCCACCAACACTACTTTTACAAGGTAAAGCTCTACCAGATGTAAGTAAACAAGCCATTGATTTTTATTTTTTTAAGTTATTAAAAAAGGGTAAGCAGATGAACTACCTACCCTCATTATTATTGTTTGTTATTAGATTATAGTCCTAATCCGTAAGATACGATATCTTCAACAACTGCATATTGTACTCCAGCAGTATATCTCATAATGAAACGTACATTTTGTGAGCCATCTAAATCAGCCATATCTAATACTTTTACTTCGTTGTGGTCTGATAAAAGTCCAGTTCCAAAGAATAAGTTAGATTTTTGTGCTGCAATTGCATTGTTGTCAGAAAGTCCGTTACAAGCTACAACTTTTACACCATCAAAATATTGGATGTCCATATCTTGGTTGTGTCCTAATCCAGCAGTTTGGAATCCTCCTAATGCTCTTTTGTATGCTCTAAAAATGTTCTGTGCAACATAGATATATAAATCTTCTTTTCCATATACTTCACTTGGAATAGCATCTACGATATCTCCTAGTTTTTCAACTACGTTTGCAGAATCTACTGCTGCTCCAGCAATTTTCTTTGCTCCAGTATGTCCAGCATCAGCATTTAATAAAGTTTTGAAACCATCAAAAGTTCCAGCACCAGCTACACCAGCCCAGATATCTTTTTCAGTTTGTTCTGCAATTGATTCAGACATTAATCCAATAAAGTAATCAGAAAAAGTAGCTGGTAAATTATCACTAGCAGAATATCCCATTGATACTGCTTCCCAATCAGATTTGAAAGGAGTTTTACACAATTCTAAATTTACTTGTAATTCTTTTGGCTCAATGATCTTTTCAGTTAAAGCTACTGTTCCAGCATCTGTAAAATCACAAGATGCATTTGCAATAGCACCAGATAAATCTACTCTTTTTAATACTTCTTTAAACTTTACGTTTGGCTTAACTTCAATTAAGTTGTTTGCGATTGTATTTCCAGATAAAAGTGCTGCTGATACATATTTCCCAGCAAATTCTCCAGCATACGTTGATGTAATAGTTGGTTGTGGCATTTTATTTATTTATTTTGTTAAAAATTCTACTTCTTAATGTGTTTTTATTCCCTTTTTGAGAATAAAGGTTTAATTCTTTTTTGTCAGATACATTCTCTGGATTGTGAGAAATACCTTCAACTTCTTCAGTAGATAACTCTACTTTTTCTTCTTTTACTTCTTCTGATAATTCAACAACTACTTCTTCTGCAACAACTTCTGTTTTAGATAATTTTAGTTCGTTGATTTCAGTTCTTAATTTTTCAATTTCAGAGAAAAACATTTCTTCTGATATTGATTTAACTATCTTCTTTGGAGATGCAGTTTCTGTTGCTAATTCTTCTTCTTCAACAACTTCTTCTGTTTCTTCTTCTACTGGTGCTTCTTCTTCTGCACTTGCTTCTTTAATCTCTCCAATGATACCTTCTTCAGAAACTATAATAGTTTTACCTTCTGCTTCATACTCTCCAACTGGTACTGCAACTCTTTCTTCGTCTGCAACAACGAATACTTCTGCACCAGCTTCAAATACTTCTGCTTCTAAAGTAGCACCATTATCTAGCTTCATTTGCTCTAGCTTTACTTCTAATCCAAGTAAAACTCTTGCTTTGTTTAATAATGTTCTGTCTGTGTTCATATATTTAGTTAATTATATTAGATTTCTTTTTAATGCGTCTTGTTTAGGATATGCATTCTTTTGAAAATTAAACATTTTATCAAGTTCTTTAAAGCCTTGCTCAACTTTTTGTGGCACATCAATACCTAAATCAGATGCGTTATTTACTATTTTCACATATTTTTTAGATGCTAGATTCCAATTAGCTGAAAGGCTGTCCCTTGTAGTATTAAAACCATCTATACTTTTTGAATGTTCTTTTATTGTTGAGTTATATTTTGTAGTTAATTTATCAAGTTCTTTATTTTTTAATATAACTTCATCAACAAAACGTTTCATTTCCTTACCTTTTGATAAACCTTGTTCAATATCTTTTAGTATATCTTGAACTAAACCCAACTCAACTTTCTGTGCAGACAACTCTACTTTCTCTGCTTGTGCTAGTTTTTTAAAAACTCTATTCTGTGTACTCATAATTATATAATAAAATTTAAGATTAATTTTGTATTTTCAGTTTTCTATTCTTCTTCTTCTGTTGCACTTATCCTTCCTATGCCTTGTTTCCAATACTCTGGAGTCTTACAACTTTTATCAGTAGTATTCTTACAATCTATCGAATAAGTATTTTTACATTTACAATATACTGCTCTCATTATGATAATAGTTTTTTAAGTTCTTCTAGTTTCTCTAAATCGTCTAACTTTCTTGATGCCCAATTAACACCAGCAGTACCTCCCCAAGCATCCCACATAAGACCACCACACCCTTCTGAATAAGGTACATCTTTATGTTGTTGATGTCTTTTAAATGATGCCATTCTAGCAATTGTATCTCTGCTTATTGGCTCTCTTTTTGCTAATTGATTTGCTCTGTTCTTTCCAGTTGCTTCTCCACAACTTCCCCAGCCATTTTTCTCTACCCAAGCTAATGCTCTCTTTGCATTGTTTGTTGCCCCTTGTGGATAGTCTGTATATGATGCTAATTCTTCTTCGTATTGTTTTGGTTTGCTATGAGTCCAACCTTTATTTGTGTACTTGTCGTGTTCTTCTTTTGTCATTATCTTAACACTTGCACCAGTTTTAGGATCATACATAGTGTGAGGATATTTCATCAAGTGTTCTTTTAGTTCTTCATTTGGTCTTTCCATCTTGTCAGCAAAGTAACCTTCTATTGAAAACCCTTTTACTTTACCAGTCTTTACATAGTCATTCCAAACTTCATCATTGTTTACTTTAACACTACCCATCCAAGTTCCAACTGGTACATCTAAATTATATAAAGCACTTTTATCTTTTTGTTTATCTTCAACTATCCAACTTTCAACAAGTGTTAATCCTTGTAATTCTGAATTGTGTTCTAGTGTTGAATTAGATTGATTTCCATTCATCAAATACATTTGAGATGCTTTCTCAACAGTCTTTTCAGAAAAGAAAATATAGTACTCATCTTCTCCAGACTTTCTGTAAATAGGTTTTTTTGGTATAAGTAAAGCACCCATTAACAAACGCTTCTCTTTGTCTATTTCAGCAAGTTTAATTTCTTGTTTATTAAGTGCAACAAAATCAGATTCAATTGCTGGATTCTCAACAACAGAAATAGCTTCCACTCCTATTGCTTCATCATCATCTAAAATAAGTTCTATTATTTTCATAATTATATAATATTTTTTTAGTGTTATTTTATATTTTTAACCTCCTATACTTGCATCTTCAATTATATTTCTATCTAATTCTTGTGCAGTTGATACTTCACTTGAAACTACAAATGCTTGTATTGGTTGTTGTGATTGTCCACCAATAGCTGATGCTAATTGATTTGTACCACTTTGACCAACTATATTAAATGCTGGAGGTGTAGATGGAGCAGTTGGCACAGAAGGAGTAGGTGGGGTAGGTGGTTTAGATGTATCTACATTACCACCAGATACTCCACTTACTTGACCAATTGCAGTAGCACCAATACCAGCTATTGCTAATCCAGCACCAATCTTTGTCATTGCTATTGATTTTGCAGTTGCAGCTAAAGATGCTGGTTTTAATGGATTAAAAAGAGGAATACCAGTTGGAGTTGGAATAAAGAATGGTATTTTAGATTCATTAAATTTTGCAGACGCAATAGATTGACTTGCTCCAATTACTACGTTAGCAATAGCAGCTCCTTTTTCTAGTATTAAACCAGCAGTAGCAATTGCTTTATTTTTACCAGCTATTTGTTGCAATAACCCACTTAAACCAGAGGCAAAACCAATATACTGCATATTTATTTCTCTTTTTCTTTGTGCTATATTTTCTTCTAATGCAATTTGTTGATTAGCAAATTCTATTGATTTTTCTAAATCTTCTTGTGCAAAACCATCATTTACTTCCTTTAATTGTGCATTGTAATCTTTTTGTAAAGCAAGTAATCTTTCTTTCTTTTCTGCATCATCAGTAATTTCTTTTTCTATTAAAAGCTTGTTTGCTTCATATTGTTGCTCTAATTCTAATCTTTCTTTATCTCTTTCTGATTTACCAAAAAGAGCAATCTCATTCATTATTTCTTTTTGTTCTCTTAATAAAGAATTTGTATTTGTTTGTTGCTCACTTCTGAAACCAGTTATTTGTGCTTCAATAGCTGCTTGTTCGTTAAGTGCTTCTTGATATGCTTTTTGTAATTCTATATTATCTTTGTTCTTTGATAATTCAGCAGCAGCAGATGCAACTGCAATAGCAGCATTTTCCTTCATTGCTTTTTCTTGCTCATCTAATACTAAAGCAAGTTCTTCATTAGCTTTTATTCTATCTTCAATACTCTTACTTTCATCATCTCTTATTTGTCTTAATTGTTCTGCTTGTCTATCATACTTTTCAACTAATCCTTGATTTAGTACTGCTGCTAATTCAGCAGACTTTGCTAATTCTACATTACCCTTTGCAGCTTTAACAGTTTCACTTGCATAATTTGAAATAGCTTCTGCGCTACTATTAACAATGTCAACACTTTTATCAAAGGTATCATTAACACCAGTTAAAACATCTAATGATTCTTTACCAGCACTTTTTACATCTTCTAATGCACCAGCAAAATCTCCACTAAATACTTTCTTTACTGCACTTGCTAAAAATCCAAGAGTATCTAAATAACTTTCAAATCTTTCTTGAATGTTTTTCTTAAATGCATCAGCAAAATCTATTAATGCTTGTTTAGGGTCATCAAATATAGATTTAAAAAAGTCTGTTACCTTCGTACTATTATCTACAATAAAGCCAACAAAATCATTAAAAGCAATACTAACAACTTCAAATGATGTATTGAATAAATCAGCAGCTTTTTGATTCTGCATAAATATATCTTTTAGTGTAGCAAAAGCAGCAATTGCTAATCCAATACCAGCAGCCTTTATAGCATTACCAATACCTCTTATACCTTTCGCAGCTTGTCCAGAAGATGTTTCAACATTCTTTAAAGATTTAGCAGTATCTTGATTTGAACTTACTACCTCTTTGTTTAAATCTTCAACACTCTTTGCAACATTGTCAATACCTTTTAAAGCCTTGTCAGTTTTTGCTTCTAACTCTACTATTATTTTTTCCATTTTAATTCTTGTTTTTGTCTTTTAAATACTTCTTTAAAACTATCTGGAAACTTATTCTTTCCTTTTGCTAATTGTACAATCTCTGCATTACAATCTGTATCTTTTAACAATTCTAATATTTCTTTTATCATTATGGTAATGTGTTAATTACTAATGCACCAGATGGTGTTGATTCATTTAATAAAATATCATAAGCAACTACTGTTATTGAATATGATGTTGCTGGACTTAATCCAGTAATGTCATCTGAATAAGTTGATTGTAAAGGTTGTGCCATTGACCCACCAACTGCTACACCATTTGCATAAACAACATAATAGGACATTGTAATATTATCTGGAGATGTACTTGCATTCCAAGTAACAGTAAATGATGTACTTGTTATATTTGATGCAACTAATCCGGTAACTTGTGTTGGAGTATTACCAGTTGATGTTAATATTGATGTAACGTCATTTAATAACTCAAAGTCTGATTTACCAGTTTTTAAATTAGTTTTTATTGAGTTTATTTTATAAGCATTTTCTCCAAATTTTACTAAATCATTTAGCTTCAAATTATAGTAAAGACCGAATGGTAAATAAGCACTTACTTTTGTTATTCTTCTTCTTGCATTAAAAACATCTTGAATATAAGTCTTGTAATTAGTTTCAAATAAACTATCTGTAAAAGCCAAAGGATCTACTGCTGGTTGATTTGCTTGATACTCGTTTATCTCATTACCAAAATGTATATTAGATTTACTTGCAGTTGATGTTAAAGCCAAAGCATTTGATGGTATATAGAAATCTGTAATATCTTCAACACTACTTGTTTGTGTATCTCTTATTCTTATTGATGTTGATGATGATTGTCTAATAGGGTAAAATAATAAAGGAGAGCCAAAGTAAGGCTCTTGATTGTCATCTACAAAGTAACCCCATTGAACACTTGTTGCACTTCCCCCATCTACATCATAAAGTCTTTCATATTGCATATGCTCAAAAGGTAATTCTAGTTTATATGATTTACTTGGTGCATCAAATATATCTGAATTTAAACTATAAGATAAAGACCCCCATTTTTGATTGTTTAATTGTTCAAATTGTTTAGATAAAAAAGTTCCTAAACCTTTGTATGTAAAATCAATGTGTTTAAAAGGTAATGCCACATCAACAGTTGAATTTTCTGTATCGATGTATTTACTTATATCAATTGGTGTTGTTGAGCCAGATGCATAATAACTATCTAAAGTTTTTACAACAATAATCCCATCATTATCTACATAAGCAGTTAAATTAAACATTTTAAAAAGACCAGTTAAAAAATCTATAATAGTCATTTTAGGCATCTGCTCGTTTATGTTAAAGTCTTTAAAAGCAGTTGTAATAAATGGAGATGCATTTGAATAAACCATTTGTCCGTTTTGTCCAAAGCCTAAACCTCCTTGAGTCCAAGATACAGACCATTGAATACTACCAGTTGCAAAAGTCATATTTGTTGATGATGCAATTTGTATTGTGTATGTGCTATTATTATAAGGTACTATTATTAATTGTTTTGCTCCAGTACCAGTTGTTTCTCCTACTATTGTTGAGCCATCTCTGATAACTCTTATTGTATATGCATCTGTTGTATTTGGAGGTGTTACATTTAGATTTAAAAAAGATATGCTATAAGGAGATTGGGCAGTTAATGCTAAAACACCATTTAAAACATTTGATGTTGATGGTTGACAATTATTAGTTGGTACACAAACAGTTGTTCCTAACTCTGTTAATTGTGTAAATTTTTGTAATACTTGTGATGGTGCATCTACATCACCTTTTTTTCTATGCAACCATAAAAACAAATTATCAAATTCTTCATTTGTATTATCATTAAAAAAGTCATCTGAAAAAGTTAATGTTTGACCACCAACAAAAGATTCTGATTGTATAGCATCTATTATTGCTTGTACTTTTATTGCATACTTAAACTGATTCCATTCAACACCATTTTGATTATGTGTACCAGTTCCTTGATGTGATATATTTCTTATACCTAAATCTGGATTAGGAGGAAAATTAACGTGGCTTCCACTATCGTAAATTAATCTGTTTGTATGTGTGATTAAAGGAACTATAATATTACCACTATTTTCAGCATTCTGCATTGCATCGGTAACATCATCAAAACTATAAATTTTATTATAGTCATTTAATTTTTGTAAAGATGATAACTGACTATCAGCAAGAACGTCTTTTAGATTTATAGTGTTTCCAAAAAAAGTAATATTGTATGTATGAGGTACGTTATTCTTTAACTTAACACCATTTAGTTTTATCAACCCTTCTTTAAAAGAAAGATTGTTTAGTTCTAGTGTTGATTGTTTTTTAATTCTTGCATCGTAACCATCCCCAATACTAAAATTATAATAGTGTTTAAAGATCTTGTTATTTGTTTTTGATGCTGGTATTGCAAACGTTCTTGTAAATTCAGTAAATATTTTACTGATGTCTTTTACGTTTTGAATAGATTGCGTTAATACAACACTTTCATCTTCAAATAAATCTACTCTTTGACCTTCTATGTATAGTTGTATTTTTTGCATTTATCTTATGTCATTTAAAACATTGTAAGAATTATCAAACTCAATTGTGTATTCAACTAACTTATCATTTAAGCTAGTCTTATATGTAATATCACTTGTCTTTATATTAATTGGCAATACTTGTTCTTCTGTATCTGTTGTGTTTGTTATCCATACTTTTTCAGATAACATCAATTGCTTAAATACCTCGTTGTAAGATTCATTTAAAAAACCACTACTTAAAGATATTGATTCGTTTGCAGTAATATTGAAATCTCTTTTTGTATGATTATATGTTTGATAAGAATTGCTTGATGTTAAAGTATTTGCTTTGTAGCTTTCTCTTTTTGTAGTCATTTTCTCAACTGACTTTTTAAAGAAATACATATCTTGTAATACACCAAACTTGTTTACAAAAGTTATTTTCTTTGGCTCATATCTACATTCATCAATAGTTTTTACATTTATAATGTCAAGTGTTCCATCAGTATTTTCAATATAAATTTTATCTACTTTACCAATACTTAAACTATTTAAAAATTGTGATATACAATTATTATCTTCATATATCCCATCTTCTTTTAAAACTCTTGATATAAATGAATCGTATTGAGATGTATCATTTATAGATATGTGCTTTACTTGTTCTTCTGATTCATCAGATGAGGTGCTTGTATAAGTATTTACAACATCTCCATTTAATAAGAAAGTTACATTTACATTTGTACCAGTATAAATAGGTATTCTATAAACATTATCATCTAATGCAAATACTTCTCTATTACTCATCAATGTATTATTACTAATGGTATCTATCAATCCATCTTCAAAATAAGAATAACCATCTAATGCTAGATCAGTTGTTATTGATTGTGATAATTGACCACCATTTGAATCAAATGCAGTTAGTGTTTTTCTAACCCATCTACAAGTATAATCTTCATCACTATTATAATAAGTGCCATCAAATTCCATAGATAAATAATCTCTAATCAGTTCAGATATTTCAAAAGATACTATTGTTTGATTTAATATTATTTTCTTTTGTAAAGAATATTGAGATGTGCCAGTATAACCAGTATTTTTATCTCCAGAATATACTTCAATGTCCAATGTAGCATAAGCTAAACTAGCATTTGTTACTGATACAAAGTAAGGACTTCTTGTATTAATTATTGCCATTTGTTGTAAATTTTAGTAGTTCTTCAACATCTAATTGATATGCTTTTATTATGTCTTTGTCTAAATTAGTAAATGCTTTTTTAAATGGCTTTGTAAAAAACAAACTTGGTTTAATACCATTGTTATAAATACTTCTTGCTATCATAAATTGTAAAGACTTTCTTGATATGAATTTACCATCTTTACCTCTTACACCTTTTAAACCTTTTCTAACAATCCATTTATCCATTTTACTTGGAGGCGGCATTTTATTTGTATAGCTATAAGGTGTGTTATATTTCTTTTTTATACCACTTACACCCTTGTCTTGGAATACACCATAATCTTCCATTAAGAAACTTAAAGAAAAACTATTTGGACTTACATTTATATCGTAGTCTAAACTATTATAAAGTGCTTTAGAACTATTCTTTTTGCCTTTTGTTAGATTCGTTCTTGATTGTTGAATAACATACTTTGCAAATCTATTCAGCTCTTGTTGTACATTCTTTAACATATATTGATATCGTTATTTACAAGAACATCAAATGTCATTGCCCATCCAGCTAATTCATTTTCAAACCTATCATAGAAAGGCTCTAAATTTGGTGTGCCATCTAACTGATATAAATCTTGGTGTAATGTACCTCCTCTTAATACTTGTGCTAATTTATTAAGTACTGCTAATTGAGTATTTAATATGTCTTGCTCATTATCATTACCTCTAAAAATATCTACTGTTGCTTCTTTTGAAACATCAACAATATCCATAGACAAAACAGATAAACTGAAACGTAATACATTATCTTCGTTATTTACATTATTTACAATTATGTGTGATAAAGGAAACATTGTTTGTTTACTTAAATCAATCTTTGTGATATCTCCAGTTGTTACATTATTAACGTTTACATCTGATAATAATTGATTCTTTATTGTTTCCGTTACTTGATAAAAACCCTTCATTAGAATTTACTTTTTATTTGTTTTGCTTCCAGCTCTGCTTTCTCTTTCATAAATGATAACATTGTAAAGCATTGATGAATATTTAATTTAGTGATATTTTCAAATCTTGTAATATCTCCGTTAGCGAGACCATAAATTGACTGATACCATCCCCATTTGTTTGAGAAATTAGCTGATCTTGATAAACCTCCATTTCCTCCAGATTGTTGGAAGAGAGTATCGTATGCTTCGACAGTTCCATTCCTAAATTGTAAAAAAAAAACAAAGACCCAATTGCTGCATCTAAAGGCATATCTTTCATCTTCTCTGGATTCTCTACATTGTAATCAACTATATTATATTTACCAGATTTCTTTATTTTTATTTTTCTGTATAATACATTCATTGCAATGTGCATATTGTTCCAATCACTTGCACTACCATCCAAGTCTACATATTCTCCTAAACTCATTTCGTCCAAGTCTGGTATGAATCCATACTGAACACCATTCATTGTAAACTGCTCTACCCTTTTTGGTGTTTGACTTAACAATTCATTAAGTATATCTATAATAGCAATAACACTACTCATCTTTAATTTGTAGCTATCACTTAAAGGTATTCCGCAAAATATTTCTATCATTTTAGCATTTAAGAAATTACCCTCTGGATTATCTTCTGCTATCTTTAAGAACTTTTGATATTGTCCTAATGTAACTTCACTTAATGATGTTGGTACGTTTATTTCAATCTTCATATATATATAATACTATTATCTTAATGTTTTATAAAAAAGCCTATACATTTTTCATATAGACTTGTAAGTAATAAAAACTGGCTTGGTGTTTTTGGTTTCAATATTCTTATTTGCTTATTTGTTTTGTGGTGTATAAAGCATTGAATAGTAGAGATCATTTCCTCATTACTCATTATCTTATATTGTATTTACCTTTGTTTGGACTACTTAACTGTGATGTAATTGCATAACGTGCTGCATCAATACAATGGTTAAAAGCATCAATTGGTTTGTTAATAGTGTTACCTTCTCTATCTTTCATCCAACTATAACTTTGTAATTCTTTAATTAGATTTTTACTTGTTGAGGTTACATAGATATCATTTTGATTTATTAAGTTGATACCATATACAATTGAATCTTTACCTTTTTTAACTGGCATTACTTTATGTCTGTATGTTCTTAATTCTGCAATTGATTTTGGCTCTGCTGAATCTGCATATATTATATCATCTATATTAAGTTGTTTAAGTATGTTTGATATATCTACGTTTAGTAATTTAGTTTGATGTATAACCTCATCTAAAATATAAGTGTTATTGTATTTGTATAAACCAATTAATGTTGTTGGGTCATTTGTATAACCAAAGTCCATTCCGTAACATAATAACCTTGCTTCTGTTGGTAGTTGTTTAATCTCTTTCCAATCTGGAATACATACACCATCTAAACTTCCTATTTGTCCAAGACCATATACTTTCCACCAGTTGCTCCAGTAAGTAGAATCTTTTGCTTTATCTCTTGCAGCTTCTATATCGTTTACAATCGTTTCTGGTAATGCTTCATTGTCTTTGTATGTTAATGTAATAAAGTCTGCATCATCGTTGCCTACAACTTCTTTATGCGCCCAAAAGTTTGCAGTTGGATTAAAGTCAATCCATATATCTCCAGATGTTCTAATACTTAATTGTGTGTATGCTTCAAAGGGTACATTGTTTGCTTCGTTTACATACAATACGTTTCTTCTTGCTCCTCTTAATTTATCTGGTTGTTCAACACTAAAAAATTCTATGTAACTACCATTTGTAAATGTGTACTTTAAAGCAGACCTATTCCATTGACTATCTCTAAACCTATTGGTTGCTATCATAATCTTTAGAAAGTCTTTCATAGCACCTCTACGCAAATGTGGTATTGATTCAGATACTACACTTGTTTCTGTGTTTGGTGTTCTTATACATCTATCAATAAGTATAGGCAGTATACCAAATGTTTTACCAGCTGATGTACCACCTTGAATTACTTTCTTTCTTTTCTTTAACTTATAAAGTTTCTTTATTGCAGTTGTAACTTGAAACACTAATCTAAATCAAATAAAGGTTGCTCTGATGTAATTGATATATCTTTTGTTTCTTTTGGTTTACCAGCATAATAGTTATAAAACATTTGAACGTATTTGAAGTTCCCTTCTTCAACTCCTTTCTCAAGTGCTTTAAATGCTTTTGGTTCTAATGGTGTAAGTCTTTCAATCATCTTAACTTCTTCAGATTTACTTTTACGACCAGCATTTTTATTACCTCCGTTATTTTTTCTTTTATCTTCTTTCATTGTATATAAATTTTGATGAGTATGTTATTAAATCAAGTATATCTTCTTGTTCAAAAGTAAACCAATCCCCTCTTGTACATAAGTGATTATATTTATTCACTAATAGTTTTTCCAACTCATTAGGGTTGCTTATTTTTGTCAAGTAAATAATCTCTGCATTATAACCACTATGACTATTATATTGTTTAAATCTATTTGATATATTTGATGTAATGCCTATTTTATAATCTTTATTAACTTTTATTAAATAAAGAAAGTCTCTTATGTTTTCCTTTTTAATCTGCTCCTTAATGGCTTTATTTTTAATCATTTCATTGCTTAATAGTTCTTTAATAAACTTCTCACAACTTAAATCGATAGCCTTCATTAATGGACTTCCTTTTGGTCTACCTCCTTTATTTCCTTTTGTTCCTTTGTTATATTTTCTTTTATCTTCCATAGTTAAATATAATCAAATAAAATCATTAATGATATAATTATATAATAAAAAAAACCTAACATTTTACTGCTAGGCTTTAAATTAATTAAATTAACTTTTCATCAAGTTGTTGAATCCAGTTCCTTAACATTCTTTTGTTACAAGTACAAGGCTCACTATATTTATGATTAAAATACTTTGAATGTAGTTTACACATTATTTTAAAATCTTCATTTGACATTGTTGATGTTGTTCTTTGTTTTACACCTTGCCAAATAATTTTATCTTCTACCATAGTTCAATATCATTTAGTTTTTCTTGTCTTTGATCACACCCACAATCATCTCCCCATATCTTTTTAACTATCCATTTGATACCAGTATAGTATGTAATTCTTTCAATAAGGTTTCCTAGTTTCATTCTTCTAATTTTTCTTTTAATCTATCTTTTACTTTTCTATATGTGTTATATAAAGAATGGTATGTAATATTTGTTTTCTTTGATAGTTCAGTTATACTATACTCATCTTGTATTAGATTATATACTTTTTTATCGTACCAATGTAACTTTTGTAGTTCTTGTTCAACAACATCATTTGCATCATAGAAATCAATATATTCTCCAGATTCTAAATCTAAAACTAAATCTAAAGATATCTTGTTTTGTTTCTTTTGCTTATTCTTCATTTGTAAAAAGGTAGAACGTAAAGTTAGATAGATATAATAATAGTTGACTTCATCTCCGTAGGCTATGTTTAAACCCTTTTTAAGCATCTTTCCGATAACAAGGTACATATGTGATACAATGTCCTCTGCTTCTTCTCTATTACACCCAAATTTAAGTGTGGTATTTATCCACTTATTGTGAGATTGAAATATCTTCTCTAACATAGTATTGTGTTTGCAACAAAGTAATATAAATAAGTTAAAGTTTATTAACTAGTTATACTATTTTATTAACACTTTTGAAAAGGGTATAGTTACCCCAAGTACATAGAAATATATTTTTATTTGATTATCTCTCAACGTTTATGTATGAATGCATACACAATGATAAATAGTTACTAAATAAACATATAATTATATAATACTTTTAAAATGACATTTTACAAATAATCAACTATATTATTTTCTTATACAAAACTAAATTACTATAAATTTTATTTACCAATGCATTCCATCCATTGATGTATTTGCTTCTATTACTTTACATTCATCTTTACTTTTCCAATCCCAACTTTTCTTCATCATAATTATTCTTTCAATTACTTCATCTATTCTATCTTCTGGTATATTATGCATAACATTAAGTATAGGATTCTTTTCTACATTGTTTTTTAAATCATCATACTTATTTTTTAACTTATTGTACTTGTCTATTAGGTACTGATTTTTTATAAAATTATTCTCATTAAACTGAAAAGATTTATCAAAATTAAAACTATACTCTATATCTTCTAATCGAGAATTGTATTTCTTATATACTGGGTACTGATTAACAAGGTGTATTACCGTTGCGTGATGCATTGTCTTTCCTTCTGATTGAAAGTATAAAGCTATATTTGTTAAACCTATTCTTAATTTCTTTCTTAAAACATAACACACTAATGCTCTCATCTCTACATAATCCCTTCTTCTTGTGTTGTCAAATATATCAAGTCCAGATACTTCTTTTACACTATCTCCTATTTTCTTTATATCTTCTATATTCATTTTATTCTGCTCCGTTATCAATTAATATTTTGTCTGTTACGTTTGTTACTTCTTCTTTGTTTAATGTATATGCTTTACACACTTCTTGTATTTTACAGAAATCATTAAAGTCAAATTCATTTAAGATCCATTTAACAAACTCTAATTTGTTTGCAATTAGTTTATCTCCTAAACCTTTGTCATCTACATCTTCAATCTTATTATAGTATTCAGATTCTATATGCATTAACTCTTTTATAGTTCTGTTTACGTTGTTCTTTACTCTGTGCCTAAATAGACCAGTACGCATTGCTTCTTCTAAAAAGTGTTGGTTTACAAATGATGTTATTATTGCACCACTAATCTTTTCTAAATTCTTTTTTGTTAGTTCCATATTTATAACCTTGTATATGTTTGTTTAACAAATTCTTTAAATTCTTCCCTTCCTTGAATGTCTTTATCTTCTTGGTTAGATAAAGCTCTAAACAATCTTGATCTTAATTTTAAAAAATCAATATCTTTCTTTTCATTTATTCTTCCAAATGCCCAGATTGCTAAACCAGTTAAAGCAAAAGATGCTTTTTTAAAATCCTTCTTTAAATCATAACACAAACTTGCAAGTTTATCACTAAATTCTCTATTTTTAAATTCCAGATTACCTTCTCTGAATGAAGATTTAGAAACAGAATACAAGTCTACCAAAAATCCACAAGGTAAACCATCATAAATTTCATTGTATAAATTATATAAATAAGCATAATTACTGAAATACGTTTCATTGCTTCTTCCATATTTAAACCAAGCGTCTAAATAATTTTCATCGTTCCAAGATTTTTGTGTATTGTTTAATTTTGAAATATCTTCAATTACTTCTTTTTTGTTTGTGTATATTTTTGTGATAGCATTTACTTTATTTATAGAATAACCAGTTGGTAAATTTACAATTGCTTTACATAAGTGTTGACCATCAATAATTACATACTTTCTCTTATCAAAAGAAGATACATCTCCAACAACGGGAAATCTTAATATTCCACAATCAACAATGCTTTTAATCATTTTTTGTACGTGCTTTCCACTTATATCTCTATTAAACTCTAACAGATTGCTTTCTTTTAATAATTCTTTTAATTCTGATTTTTTAAATTCCTTGATCATTTGTTTTTATTTTAATTGTTAAATATTTGGTAATTGTAATTGTGTTCGTTATAATATTGTTTTGTTTCTTCTATCTTGTCTGCCAATAATTGTTCAAGATAGTTGTAGATGTAATCTATCTCATCATCTGATGCTTTGTATATTTCTTCTCCTTGATAGAAATTAGTTTCTAGTATCTCATTCTTTAAACTTACTTCTATTAAGTATTGTTCAGTATCTGAAATTAAAGTTACTTCATTTGGCAATGAGTTTATAAAAAAATCAGTATTGAAATACTCTGGCTCAATTGTTTTTATTATTTTAATTAATTCCATATTATTTGCATTGTTGTTTTGCATTCTCTAACTCTAATCTTATTTGAACTTCAAGTATTTCTACTTGTCTTTGTAACCATAAATTGTCTGTTATGTTTACATAACTTTTTATTAAGTCTAGTGTTTCTTCCATTTGTTTTGTTTTTAACTGTTAAATAATATTAATATCATTGATATAAACCATAAGCACATATAAGCAACTATCATAATCATAAGTAGCACAAATAAGAACTCTCCGAATCTTGTAAGCATCTTCTTCATAATTATATATTAAAGATTAAACCTAATAACATTCTTGCTATAAAATAGCTTGGTGCTAAAATCAATACTAAAGTTTGTAATTTTTTCATCTTGTTTTGTTTTTATAATTAATAATACTCAAATATAAAACAAATTATTTAATTAACAACTATGTTAATACGTTTTAACATTTACAAAATTGCAATACAAACAATGCCAATTATAATATATGCCACTATTAATGCCATTACTATAAACAACATCAATCCTTTTTCTGTGCTTGATTTATTCATAACTCTTTGTATTTGTTTTTTAATGAGATGTAATGATAATCTGATTCACTCAACTTTAAATCCATTAAGTCATCCATTGCTTCTTGCCTTCTGATACAAGCTGGTAGTTTGTCAATTAGTTGTTGTAGTTTCTGTATTAGTTTTCTTTTGTACATAATGTTTGTTTTAGTTTTTCAAT